CGTAAGGTCGAAGGTTATCAGAACTATGACAAGTCTGAGTTTGACAATCCTAGCGCACTGTTCGACGATGATGACCGTCTGGAAAAACTCTACAACAATCTCCATGACCTGAACGAGTTCCTTGACCCTAAGAACTTCAAGGACTACGCTGCACTTGAAAAGCGTCTGCAGTATGCTCTTGGACTCAAGGGTACTCCTAAGATGCAAGACCGTGAAACCCAGGAGCAAGAAGCACAATGGGAGCGTGAGCGTCGTGGCGATTACACTGAACCCAGTGCCGCTGGTGCATCCTATGAGGATCTGAGTGAAGGTCGCAGTAAGTCATTCAATGACCCCGACATCACACCAAGTAGCAACACAGAAGAGGAAGATGATTCCCTCAACTACTTTGCTAAACTGGTCAACTCCTGACCTTTCCACCCTCCGAAAGGAGGGTTTTTTTATACCCCAAATTCTCTTGGGTTGTATGCTGCCTTGGTGGTTCTGTTGATATACTGGGAAGAAGTTTCATACTTCATGATTGCTCTCATGTCTGATATGAATCCACCAAGGAATTCTGGTTTTAGAACACGAATGATTCTCTTAGCATCATTTCTCAGCGTTTCATATCTCAGATTGCTAACTGGACCTGCTGCTTTTGCTACGGATTCAAAATTACCATTGAGCGATGTGTATGAGAAAGAAAAATCTTCATCTACTTCAAGACCTCCTTCTAAAATAGTTCTTCCAGATCCATCTCTAATTTCTTTTGTTTCATAGTGGTGTGGATCTGATAGTGCTGATTCAGAACCATACTTATCTAACATGTAATCATGAAGATCATTATTGCTCAGAGGCCATTGATCTCTAATATTAGTAATATTATTTGTAATTAAAATTACCCAATCCAATTCTGGATCTTCGTATATTGTAGCAGCAAGGGTATCGGGTCTCTCTCCCTCACGAATTGATCTGAAATTAAAAGCAGTAATTGCCATATCAATATCAGTTCTAAGTTTTGCCCTCTTAAAAAAATTTTTGACTAAAACTTTTTCATCGCTTCTCTGTCTGTCTGGCATTAAAGAAACAGCAGATATATTTGGTAACTCTCTAAAATAAGACATTAGTAACCTACCTCCGTGGGTTTAATTGGATAAAGATCTCCGTCACCTACTCCAATATCTTGGACTGCTCGATTGGGATCTGCGAATGGACCAATAAACTGCTCTTCGGTTGCTCTATTATTACTTCTTCTACTTCCAATTACATTTTCACTATAATCAGAAGCGAATACTGGTTCAAGTTCTTTCATTTGAATTGATAAAGTACAACTCACCGGTTGTCCTTCATCGTATGCTGCCCATGAACCATCTGGTGTATAATTGACAGCAGTGCCAACAACAGCACAAGGTTTGATTCTATTTACACCCTCAATAATTTCTCCACCGGCAGTGCGATATTGAAGTCTGAAAACATTTGGTGTTCCCAAGAACAAACTTCTCTCTCCTGCTCTATTTCGCATTGTTTTTGCTGCCATTCCTTGCTTGAAGAAACGAATAACTTTTTTTACTTCTTTTGCTTCATCTTCATCTCTTGGACTCATTCTCCAACTGAATTGAAAACTTCTCAATGTTACATTGTTGAATAGCAATTCAACATTACTATTTGGAATAACACCAAAACCTCTGGCAAAAATTGATTCTGGTGAAACGTTGGCACCCAGAGCACCCAATATAGCAGCACCTGTATTAACCGCTCCTTGCGCTTGACCTTGTGGTGAGGCCATTGCTGCTGCAACCCTCTGTGCTCCTTCTGCTCCACCACCACCTGATGCTAGCAGGGCGAGAGCTCTACCCACAGATGGACTTATTAAACTTCCTGCAATACCGAGACCTCCAACTAAAAGAGGATTTTTCATAAAACCTGCAGTCATTGTTGCAGAAAGATTATTCATTACATCATCACCCCAAGCAACAGAGTTTGAGTCTGTAATGTTATTTGGCATAGGTAACTTGACTTGTGCCAAAAACTTTTTCAGTGGGGTTGTTCTTTGTTGACCTTCTGTAAAATTTACTGTTGGATTACCATCCCCTCCAAAAAGTGTAGATCTTCTTGGAGGTAGATATGTGAATTGATCAATAGTAACATAATCTTGCCCACGAATTTTTCCATAAGTATTGTCAGCTGGATATATTGCATTTCTAATTTTATCTCCACCACCATCTTGAAAGAGTGAATCGAAAGCTTTAATCTCATCATCAGTTAGAGTTATTAAATCTACAAACTGTTTTATACCATTATTATTTTTGACCAAATTTCCAACTTTATCAACAACATCAGTAACTGAAAAACCACTATTATTAGGTTCCGCTGCTTCACCAGGAACAGTAGTTAATTGTATTGAACCTGGATTTATATCAATTAATTTAGATCCACCGTTACTGGTTGATAATGTATTTGCTGTTGTAACAACTTCCTGTACCAAAGTATTTGGATCTGTAACAGATTGACCGTCTATGGATATGTTTGAAATCGAAGATAATGCTTCTGCACTAGAAGTTACTACCACATTACCATCAGAGTTTTTCCCTCTACCACCAAAATTAGTGCTTCCATCTGCACTGGTTGTATACAATACCTCTGGTGAAGATTTATCGCCAGTAATATTATAAGACAATACAGCAGAAGTTCCATCCGTAGGATCTACACGAACTTCAATAAGTCTTTGAGCACCATTACTATCAGTTATGATTACCCTCTTACCACTACTAGTGCCAACAGTGCTAACTACTGTTTTACTATTTGCGGGAATGGTTACATCTGTGTTTACTGGCATTTAAATACTATCCCATGCGGTTTCAGGTTGAACAAATATTCCTGATTTGTCTACAAAATTTTCAGTCACTAATTTTGCAACATCTCTCCATTCATTTCCATCAACTGGAACAGCATATAAATCACCCATATTACTAGGAAGGTAACTATGTATAAGTTTAGAGTAACCTATTGAAAAATCTACCTGTTCTTTATTTATCAAGGAAGCGGCAAGTTGTCCTCTAAGTGCAGGATTTAAGTAGTGTAAATTAGCACCCATGATTCTGGAACTAGTAATATCAAAAATATAAGTAAGCGGTCTTCTATCGTAGAAAGGATACTTGGTAGGATATTGTGCATTATAACTGAAGAAACAAAGAGCACCTATTGTGGGTTGTTGATTGTATGCTTGGAGTTCAGTGAACAATTCATTTGCATACCAGTTAGCGTCCTCACTTTGACCCGCTCGGTCCATGATTCTTCTACCAATAGTCTTAGATGCTTCCTCTCTTGCATCTATCTGCGCTTTTACTTCTTCATAAGAAGGACCGCCAGCGCGTCTTCGTTTGGCACGTCGTCTTACCATTACTTGATTCCTAGATCGTCTTCGGTCATAATCTTAAATTCAAACTTGCGGTCAGCGCAGAACTCTCGTGCTGCTTTCCACTTTGCTTGATTAACTGACCAGGTTACAATAGAGTTTTGCCATGCCTTGGTCTTTCTTTTTGGATTCATATTTGGTTGTGCTACCTGCTTCTTAGGTTTGATCTCAACCACCATAGTTCTCAAGCGACCAGTCTTATCTGTATACTTGATAAAGAAGTCAGGGAAGTAACGATGAACTCTTTTATCTACCGGTGAGATGTATGGTATCCAAAACTCTTCTGATTGCCACTCCTTTACTGACTCATTTAAATCACAGTAGTTCATGAATTTGCGTTCCCAAAGAGAACGATATATTATATTTTTCGCATTCCCATTATACTTCTTAGGGTGCGACGGGAGATACCTTCCACTATACGGCATACATAGTATATAAGTAGTTTCAAAGTATTTAGATGGCAACATATTCGCCTGAGATGCTATACAAGAAGATAAACGATGTCCAAGAGACCTTTGGTGGTTTGTCCCAAACGTCTCAGTTTATGGTCACATTGAACCTTGGACGTTCCTCTATTAGACAGAGTGGTATTGGTCCGTTAAACAGATACCTTACTAGGTGTGGATTGTTTAAGCAATCTAAATCCACAGAGGAAACATATGATTTCCTATGTTCTGATGCATCTTTACCTGGATCATCTTTTGATATGGCAGAAGAATCTGGCACTCGTCAGGGAATTATTGAAAGATTTCCAATGCGTAGAATCTATGCTAACTTTGATTTGACTTTCTATGTAGATAAAGAGTATAATACTATTCGTATCTTTGAGGAGTGGTTGAACTGGATTGATCCACTCAGCAGAGGTAGTGCGACATATGATGGTGATGAAGATGGACAGGAAGGATTTGATGAGAGTAATAGTTTCTTTCGGTTGAGATATCCCAATCAATATAAAACCAAAGTTTCGATTGTTAAATTTGAGAGAGGATTCTGGAGGAATCCAAATGAGGTAGTTAAAGATGATAAAATTAAAAAGAAACTACTTGAACAACCCATCTTAAAATATGATTTCATTGATGCTTTCCCAATGAATATTGCTGCGATACCTTTTTCATATGATGGAAGTTCTCTTACACAAGTTACTGTGAACTTCAGTTATTCTAGGTACACAGTTTCAAAACAAAATCCTCAAAGGAAAAAGGAAAACTTTAAGAAGAAAGTAAGTGGATTGAGTAATTCAAATTCAGGAATATCTTTAAATAACGCAACACCCCCAGGTCCCTTAGTTGGATTTGTTAATGGTGTGCCATATTATGGTGCTTTCCATCAGCATGTGAGGGATGATGGAACAGTTGTAAAAATGGTTGGTGCTGAACACGTCCCTTACCCGCATGATGTAATATATGCTACTGCTGCTGAAAGTATATCAGCACAGGAAAGTCAACAGCAACAGCAGCAGCAAGCAAGTCAGGCTCAACAGCAAGCAAGTCAACAGCAGGAGCAAGCGCAACAACAGCAGCAACAGCAAGAATCTGAACAACAGCAACAGCAAAACAATCAACAAGCACAGCAACAGCAGCAAGATACAACAGCACCAAATGCACCATCTAATTTGTCAGCAACTAGTAGTGCCGCTGATAGCACTCCATCATTTACAGGTAATGCAGAGGCGAACAGCACAGTTAAATTATTTGTTGGTTCTTCAGAAGTAGGCACTACGACTGCAGATTCAAGTGGAGCATTCGTAGTTACAGTTTCTAGTGCATTAACAAACGGAACATATAACTTCACTATGACTACAACTGATGCTGCTGGAAATGAATCAAGTGCAGGTTCTATTGTTCATACGGTTAACGTTACCAGTGGCGGCGGCGGTTCTTCAGGTGGTGGAGGATCTTCAGGCGGTGGCGGAGGTTACTACGGAGGTTACTAAAACCTTTCTATATACAATACTGAGTAAAATATTATGCCTTTACCAAAAATTTCTACCCCGACTTATGAGTTGGTATTACCTTCAACAGGAAAGAAAATTAAATATCGTCCCTTCCTAGTAAGAGAAGAAAAACTTCTTATTCTTGCATTGGAAAGTGAAGATGAAAATCAAGTCGCAAATGCAGTTAAAAATACATTGAAAGAATGTATTCAAACTAGGGGCATCAAGGTCGAGAACCTTCCCACTTTTGATATTGAATATCTGTTCTTAAATATCAGGGGTAAGTCTGTTGGTGAATCAGTTGATCTGATTGTCACCTGCCCTGATGATGGTGAGACAACAGTTCCTGTTAAAGTTTACATTGATGAGATTGAAGTTGTAAAGGACAAAGAACACTCTCCAGATATTGACTTGGATGGTAATCTAACTCTTCGCATGAAGTATCCATCACTGAGTCAATTCGTATCTAGTAATTTTAGTTTTGATGATCCTGGTGATGATTTAGATAAATCATTTGAAATTATTGCATCTTGCATTGATGTTATTTTCAATGAAGATGACGCATGGTCTACTTCTGATTGTACCAAGAAAGAAATTTTATCATGGATGGATGGATTGAATTCCAATCAATTCAAAGAGATTGAAAAATTCTTTACTACTATGCCGAAACTTTCGCATACCATTAAGGTTACAAACCCGAATACAAAAGTTGAAAATGAAATTGTGTTAGAAGGGTTACAAAGTTTTTTCGGTTGATTATGGCACATATTGATCTTGAATCATATTATAAGGTCAACTTTTCTCTCATGCAGCATCATAAATATAGTTTAACTGAGATTGAAAACATGATGCCGTGGGAGAGAGATATATATCTTGCATTATTAAATCAATATGTTGAAGAAGAGAATTTACGAATTCAACAACAAGGCATGTAAATGGCAGTAGCAGGCACAAGAGCAAAAAGATTCCTCCAACCTGGCGGTGCAAATGCAGTTTTTGCACGTAAGCGAGGAATGGTTGCGCCCCCTCCTTTGAAAGAGACTAGGCAGGCAAGTAAACCTAAAAGTCGTTTTGGTAAAGCATCTGGTCAAGATTATGCAGATTTTTTCAGTAACCCGAGAAACGTTAATGCAATCAGATCATCGATTGCTTCTCTTAAAAATATTTTAGTAGAAGGTTTTATCGCTGCTAAAAGTTTAAGAACAACTGTCGGCAACATGATAAAACAAATCCAATCAACCGGCAGCGGCGGTGGTGGTGGTGGTGGACTTGGCGGTTTTTTCAGTGGTATACTGGGAACGATAGGTAAGACTGCACTTGTTACAGCAGTTGTAGCTGGTGTTGCAAAACTTTTTGGTCCTAAGTTAGGAGAAATATTTGGTGGTATAAAGCAGTCTCTAAATGATACTTTTGAATCTATTAAAACAAATCTAACAAATTTAGACAATAAAATTGAGCAAGTATATAATTATATTGTAAATTTACATAATGGTACACTGAAGACCCTGATCAATTCATATAATGGTGTACTCCAGTTTCTTGCAGATAAATTTGGAATACCATTTACTAAAGTTCCTCCATTGAAACCAATGAAGGATTACAGGGAACAGTTTGGTGACAAGGGAGTAAATTTCTTAAGTGGTGTAACCTTGGGAGGTATTCGAGATGATATAACTTCCTCTTTAACTTCGGGTCTAACTGGCACAGCAGATTTTTTAACTGGTGGTCTGTACAGTAATGTGACAGGTTTTGTTGGTGACTTACTTAATAATTTCTTCGCTTCCTTGGGCATTACTGATAGTGTAAATGAGTTGGCGAAAGCTTTTGGAATGGGGTCACCTTTTGGTGCATCAAGGCAACTATCAAATCCACTAGAAGGACTTGGAATTAGTGGAACTGGAATTGGATCGGCGTTAACCGGAGCACTTGGTTCACTTGGAAATGCATTTGGCAATCCTGCTGCGGCAGCGACATTACCAACATCAACTTCCCCCGTTAATGTCCCAGATGTATCTAATGATCCTGAGTTCATTAAAGAAGTACAAAAACTTGCCCAAGAGACTGGATCAAAACCATCAGAATTAATGGCACTGTATAATGCAGAGTCTGGAATAAATCCTAGGAGCGCCATAGGTAGTGGTGCTACGGGCATTTTCCAGTTGATGTACGGTGGACAGTTTGGTAATGTAAGGTATGGAAAAACAAGAGAAGAATTTAAAAATTTATCCAGAGCAGAGCAAGTTAAAATTCACAAAAAATATTTAGAAGACGCTGGGTTCTTTGGAAAAGGTGGTAGTGGTATTGAAGATGTAAAGATGGCAAACATTGCACCGAAATTTATTGGTCAAGGTCTGGATGATCCAATTTACAGTGCTCCTAGTGCAAATTATCAAGGTAATAAAAATGTAGATTTATTGTTTGGCAATGGGGACGGGGTGATAACTCTGAGAGAGTATGAAAATTTTGTCAATGAAGTTGGCAAACCAAGTGGATTTACACAATATGATCAGAATATTTCCTCTCTGCTTCAACCAGTTGCTCCTTCAATGAAAGTTGCATCTAAAAAACCTGGCGGCGGAGTAACTGTTATTAATACAGGAGGTGCAG